TTCCAGCCTTAGTTTTCATCGAGCCTTGACTAATAGCGTCAAGAAGATCGTAGTCGTGATTAAGCACTTTATGTGGAAACGTCTCAAGCATCTTCAAGAGGAACTGGTGCTTTCTTCGAACGGCGAATTTCTTCTTCTCAATGATGGGGAAGACGCCGTCTCGGATTCGCTGCTCTTTTTGTCTATTCCCAGTGGAGATTCCCTCAATTCTGGGGAAGGCTTTGTGCTTGGTTTTGTACTCGATGGTTTTTGAGACTGTGGTGAGGTGGTGGGCGGTGAGATTTTGGTGTCCGACGTCTTCATATGTAAAAAGCCTAGGCCTCCAAGTGTCGTTATAAAAGAAGATCTTGTCATAGACTTTACCGTATGTCTCCTGACTTATGAAGTAGTCCAGAACAAAGTGATGCTCGTCGCTTGAGAGACCCATAACGACCAGGGCTGGACAAGATTTCGATCCGGCACCTTTAGCATTGTAAGGGTCGTAATGAAGGTACCTGTAAAGCTGCGAGGCCCGATAGGTATTCCCACAAGAACACTTAATGGAGCCATCGTCTGTGACCTCGTAGTAGTGAATGTTTCCTGTGTCAACTTCTGTTTCGCCTGGCATGACTGGGCTGTTTAGATACTGGCAGCTGAAGTCATACTTGGTCATTTTTGTCTGGATCTTGAGCAGCTCTTCCATGGAGTACTCTTCTGGGAAGATGGGCTTCTCCTGTCCAGTCTCTTCATCCAGCTCCCAAGCTGCTCTTGTATAAAATGGGACATTAGGTTCATGATCACGAACCCAGCTGTTAAGATCAGAATACCCCCAGCGATTAGAGACAAGGAACCTTATCTTTCTAGTGGCGTTTTCGAAGGCACCTTCCAACCGCTGGTACCAGCCAATTGTCTGATCCATGACTGTTTGAGACTTACGAGCGTTCTCTCCAACAAGGTCGTCGCACCAAATAATTTTATAGTGTCTTGACTGTAGAGCACCCCCAACTCCAATTGCTTCGAAAGTTCCCTCAGGGTCCTTTCTGCGGTCGCCAACTCGCCTAATGCGAAGGCAACCTGAATTCCAAGGTCTCTCTTCACCAGTATAGGCAATCTCGGGGAACAGCCATCGGAAGGTTTGATTCTCTTCAAAGTGCCATTTGATGACGTCGAGTTTCTTTTTGGCATTGCTTTCAATCTCAAAGGCATAGAGCTGGGTAGCGTCTTGATCATGGAGGGAGACGCGAGACCACCATGCATCTTCAGGGATACCCAGCTCTTGAATGGCGTAGGATGTGTCAGCATCTGTGACTGGGAGCACAGTCCAGATTCCCACGCCAATGGTGAAAGTTGTGGTTTTGTAGAAGGCACGTGGCCATTCGATGGCTTGCTCTGTGCGCCCCTCGGACCACCGTGTGACGAAAAGCTCAAGGTCATGCTGGTGAAGATGGGGAACTAACTTCTTGTAGCCCAGGATGACCTTGATGAAGTAGTAGGGGGAGTAAAGTGCTCGAACACGCTGGTCCAGCCAAACTTTGTTGGCGTCCCCGGAGGCTGCGAGTTGGAGCACGTCTGTCATTTATTGGTCTTCGGGCGTGCCAGGGATGAGTTCGATTGTAGGAAGGGCGCCTGGGGTGATGGTGTAGTCGAGAGCTCCTGTGATGGGAGTCACGCCAGCTCCCAGGTCGGCGTCGGCAGTGACCACGAGGCGAGCGGCGCCTGCGACTACACCTACGAGTACGGCGCTCATACCGTCGTCAGCTACAGTGAGCTTTCCAACAGTGTCATCAGAGTTAGCCCAGACCGGTGCTCCGTCTACAGATGCCGGCGAGCCGTTTTTCTTAGTAATCTTCAGAGGGATCGTGACCTTCTGATCTGCTGTCATTTCAAATGCCATTACGTTCTCCTTTTTGGTGCCATCTTCGAAGATTACGTCAAAGCTAATCCCCTCAGCTGGACTTGGTTTCAAGAGTTCGAGGATTGCATCTGCTTTGTCGTTAATGCTGACTAACAGTGCGTAACACTTTCTGAGAAGCTTCCAGATTTCCTGCAATGTGTCGAAGCCTAGCATGGTGATTAGTCGAGAATGACAATGATAGGCTGCTCCGCCGGACCGCAACCTGCACCTACGCCGTTTACACAGACGGACTGTGAGTGCAAGAAAAGTAGCCAGAAGTTTACTGCGAATGTGATCATACGCTTAATCCGTTGTTGACATAAATCTGTGGAAGTTTGCCATTCATGTAGTGATAGTTGAGCACTTCATTGAGGGTGTCCATGAAAGGCACATCTGAGGTTTCAAGGTAGTTGATTAGCTGTCTGGAGTGGAGTTGAACGAAGCTTACTGAGTTGAGATAGAGAGCTAACGGAACATGAAGTTGTAGAGAGGCGTCTCTGAAGAGTAGGCAGAATAAATCTATTTTCGACATGTTAGCCTCCGAAGTCTGTTAGAACTTTCTCACTGGCTTTGATAGCTGCTGCGATGTCAGCTTTTTGGATGTCTGTGAGATGCGTGTTACCCATGACAAAAGCCTCGAGAAGACTTATCGCAGTGCGTATCAAAAACTGTGCGTAGAATGGAAGTTTCATGCTTTTTTCCTTGTTATAGGGATCACTGAGTCCATTTCTTTCGCCACTTGGGCTGCTTGGCGCAGATCATTAGCATCCATCTTATAAGAGTGCTTGGTCTGCTGAGCTGAGTCCTCCACTCTGTTGAGAAAGTCCTGATGGATCTTCACTTTGAGTGAGGGATGTAAATCCGGATTCCCCACCATAGCAATCAACTCTTCACAGCTCGAATAAGCCTGCTCCTCCAACATCTGATGCAAGTCCTTGCGCCGCTCGGCAAACGCCAGATCAATCCCCTCAAACGCCTCCTCGACTTTGGCCAAGACAGCTCGCCTAAAATCGGGAGTAGCATAATGCGATCTGGCAGTCTCCGCCGAGCACCCCACCACTTTAGCAGCCTGCGTAGCATTCAACCCCTTCATAGCTAGGCGGAGCAGTTGCGCTTTAGTGACAGAGGTCGTCAACAGCCTATCTCGCACTTCCAAGCCGTCAAGATTCAAATCAGCCTGCTCCGCCATTTCCTTTAGAAACTCCTAGCTATGTTAAACCCAGTGTACCCTAAATTGGGGGTGAAGTCAACATTGGCAATGAAAAATCATTGTTCATCAATTTTGGATGTCAAAAATTTTTCCTCATGCTCTCCATAGTTGGCGACCTCAGACAAACACTTTCAGTTTTGTGGCCACCCCTTTTTAGATTCGGATATTCAGGTATTAATATCTGATTGTCTCTTACTTTGTAATGTAAAGTACTTTGTAACATTAAGTAGTTAATGTTGGAAAGAGATGTTGTAAGTTTAAGGTGGTGGATGTAAGATGGATACATAAGGTGAGGTAAGGAGATAGAGATGAAACGAGCGAAGATCTGGACATCGGTGCCACATGAAGTTGATGGCATCTATGTTGAATTGATTGAAGAGATAGGAAAGAAGAAGCTGGCAGTTCAGACAGACTCGACTTGGCTACCTACAGTTGAGGAGTGTCGAGCTTGGGCCTTGGCCCAAGGAGCATCAGTCATAACAGAACGGTAGGCATCACCGAGCAGAGCATTCGAGCAGTGCTCATGCTCAGGGTGTCTACCCTAGAAAGAGGACATAACGATGAGCACAACGACGATGAAGATTAAGTATGTGGATGAGAGTGTACGTGGAGACTGGAAGACTTTGGAGGATGTAAGTACAGAGTTTAGTGAGAGTGAGATGGTGGAGATGATCCAACGTTATCTCGATACTCAGAAACATGCCATTGCCTACAGAGTCAGGAGTCAGGCCAAACAGAAGTTGATGAAGGAGAGACTGGCCGAGTTGGAGGCCTTAGTGAAGGAGTGAGAGTGGTCCAATCTTGAAAGTCAACAGATTTCTTAGGATTTCTGTTGACTTTCACCTCATTTTTATGTGATAATGAGGGTGGCAAAGGGCACCTTAAATCTCTTTTTTAATCTTTATAGAGTCTCTGTAGCTCTGGCTCTCGTCTATATGTGGCTCTATCTACCTACTCTCTCTTCTCTTTTTTTGAGGAGGAGGGGAATAATTCAAACAGAGGCAAATCCTTTAGATTCAAGGGGTTAGCAAGATTGGGTGAAATATTGACCAAACTTGATTAAATTGTTGAAAATAAAGGAGTTAAGAGTGTTCACCAAACTTGAAGCAGGATCAAGATTTGACCAGTGCTCTCTAGTCAGTGTACTGGTTGAATTTTCCTGGAATTTAGGTTAAAATTAAGAATGGGCTGAGGGTGTAGTGACCTAGGAGCCCCACCGCAGGTGGCGTAAAGAGCCTCTGAGGACTAGGGGGCTCTGGGGTCTGCATCTGGCAGAGAAAGAGGATGAAGATGGACACGCAGAAAGTGCAAGTGCCTAAACGTGTGATTGGGAAGTTGAGTATCAGCTGTGGATGTGGGTATGTGGCGAAGGATATGCAGTCAGCCTCGGGGCATACTCAGACTACAGGGCATACATTGAGTGTGCATGGGCTGATTGGCTTGGCGGAGAAGATATCGCATATGGAGGTGGTGAGATGAGTAAGAAGCATGCCCTGAAAGGGCCTCCCCCATCGGGATCTGAAAGTGGGAGAACTTATGTAAGTAAGAATAGCTTTGTAGAGTGTGATAGGATGGTGAGTCAGCTCATTCCGCCACTTGGCATTCACATCATGCTCACTTGGCAAGAGAAGGAGTCATTGAGCTCTATTCAACCGATACTTGGGATATTCTTTAATTATCCTGAGAGAGTGCAGATTAAGAAAGTGAGGTGGGTGAAGTGACAACAGTCTGGGTTAAGTTCCAAGTGGAGGGCTGGCATCGCTGGCCTCAAGCACCTGCAGATTGTATCTATCTCAAGAACGAACATCGCCATATGTTCCACTACAGAGTAGAGATGCAGGTGGACCACGCCAATCGAGAAGTGGAGTTCCATACTCTTAAGACTCAATGTATGGAGTTTATTGAGGAGAGCTATCTGGAGTCTGATTATGGTCATGGGAAGGATTTTCTGAGCTATAGCTGTGAGGACTTGGCTATGCAGATGACCAGAGCCTTAGGAGAGGATGGTAGATGGATGGCTTGTGAGGTGAGTGAAGATGGAGAGTGTGGAGCAAGAGTGGAAGTGAGAGCTCGGACTCTTAGTCCGCGTAATGAGCCTATCTGTTCTATCTGTGGCTCTGCGCCATGCGAAAACCCATCAGCCTGCGCCTCAAGAGCCGACTACGAAGCTC